TGCACAAGTGCCAGGTAACTCATCGTCGGTCATTACGTCGCCATCCCAGTTGTAGCTAACTCGCATCGCATCACCGACGCTAACTGCGTGATCTACAAACCGAAAACCGTGAAAAACTCCGCTTGCTATCAACTCTTGCGACTTTGCTTTGATTGCTTCAACTGTCATCATTCAACCCTTTACTTGAGAAACTTGCTAGCACGTGCTAGCGATGTACTAAGATTATCGACCGTTCGTCTCGATTGCAAGACTACTAATTTATAAACTTAGTAGTTTTCAGTCAAAAAGTGCGACTGACCAATGAAAACACAGGGAGAAATTTATTCCGCCGAGACGATTTTTTCGTAAACTCGATACGCTTTTGAGTACTCCAGCCCCCAAAGAGGCCCGTGTTGCTGCGTGTTTTCCCACTCAATCCAGCTTGCGGCATGAGCTATTTCGTGAATCAGCGTATCAAGCTGCTCTTGCTCCGTTAGCGTCGAAGAGATGCGAATTAGGAAGTGATCCGGCATCCGGCGACAGTAGCCGCAAACCTTGCTAGAGACTTTGCACCTACGCACCGAGATTGACAGCGTAGGATGTTCCGCTTTGAGTGCGTCGCGTAGTTCGCAAAACAGGTCTTTGCCCATTTTGTCACTTCGCTCGCATGTGATCGAATAGCACTCGGTCGTTTTTATTATCCCAATAGAACCGCAGCCAATGCGAACCAAGCGACTTCGGCCCTAGCATTCGCTCCACTTCCCATCCGTGATCTCCAGCTCCCCAGGCATCCTTGTAACCTGGGCACCGGATGTGCAGTTGCTCATCGTGATAAACATTGCCGTGTATGCTCAATCGCTGCCTTGGTATCGTTAGCGACCACTCGTCGTGAGTATGGCCGGTCAGCACGATTTCGGGGTCTGGAGTCATAACCGCGATTCGGTTTGTTTGGATCGTGCCCCGCGTTACCGGCCCGCCTCCGCCAGTACCGTGGAAGTGATAAAGCGTCACCGAGTCCTTGGCACTTCGGCTACCTTCACCGACGCGAAACCGGAAGATAACCCAACCGCCGTATCCGCTCGCTTCCGTGATGCCGCTGTGCGCCCTTAATCGCCCCGCCAACCTATCCGTCAAGTCTGTTTCGTGTGCTTTGGTGATCGCTGTTTCGTGATTGCCGCGTCCCATCACCGCGAAGATGTCTTTATAGGGTTTGTAGTACTCGTACGCCGTATCAACTAATAGGTCGAAGTAGTTGCTGCCTTGATGCTCTGGCCTCAATGCCGACTTGTCGGCTCGCTTATCCCATCGGCCCTGCATCGCACAAAACAGATCGCCGTTGTCGATGATTGGAGCATTAACGGCGAGTGCTTCGTCGAGGTGTTTACGCTCGAGAGTTTGATCGCACTTTGGGTTATCGTGGTGAACGTCGCTTCGCAGCAATACCCACTGCTCCCAGTCTTTATTCTTCGTCAACTCGCAATTGATCTCGATTACATTGCGTTGCAGTTTGTTGAGTCTCCACGCCATATTCCCGCCTCCAAATTGCTAATGCTTCATCAACGGTCAACTCGGGCTTGCCGAGCTTGCGATTTACCCAGTTGTGTAGATTGTGGCCCCAAAGCCAGTAGGCGTTTGGAGACGAGAAGTCGGGAGGGTTTGCGGCTTTGTATTGATCGTAGTTCGCACGACAGGAGCATCCATAACGCGGGATGGTTTTCTCCCAGTCAAAGTGCCACTGAGGGTCGCAACCGCTGTATTCATGCAGCACTTTCCAAGGGTTGGTCTTCGGCGTGTAGACGGTGCCAAGGAATGTCCTTGTGACCTTCTGTGGCCTTGGTTGCTCGCCTGTGTCCGTGAATTCGTATCCATCCCAAGTACCTCTAGGAAACATCAAGCAAGCCCAACCGTTACTGATGGAAGCGAAACGCAAGTATTGCCGACCGTGTAGTTGCTTCGTGTCGAGTTGACGCAAGTGAAGTTCTCGAACTTGTATCCGCACCAAGGCCCTAGTAGTGGGCATTGTGTCGTTGAAACCGCTCCGTTTGGAAGCAACTCAGAGCAGCAATCGTCAGACTGACAAAGGCCCGGTAAAGGTGGATCGACTCCACCAAAGCAATCTGGAAAAAGTTTCCTGCAACTGACATTTGGCTGTATGTCGCAAGCGTCGACGTAGGCAGTTCCGCACATTGTCGACCACGTATACAGAGGTTGTCCGTTTTCATCGAGCCCTCGATACCGTCCAATCCGATCAAAGCCAACTCCCTGCGATGTGCAATCAAACTCGGATTTAACATAGCAAGGCACTCCCTCGACGTAGACGTCGACGGGATATTGGCTAGGTGCTTCGTATCCGTTCGGTATCACTTCATAGCAAACCCATTCGCCCGCTTCGTTAAGGTAAACAGGCTCTGGAGTTGCCATTCCTCCTGGAAGTCCTCCAGTGGTTTGCAGCGTGCATGGTACCAAGCGGAAGAACCCCAAACCTCCAGGCTCTTGAGGCCACGCTTGCAAGGGTGGTAGGCAGTTTGACTCAATCGAGATTCCGCAATTGTAATTCGACACCGTGCATCCGGTTTTTCCGTCGCAGCATGAGAACGGCAATGTGTCACCGCTATCTATTGTCACATCGCCAGCATCGGGAAGCGTATCGTACAACTTCATCCTACTAAACGTGACCGTAGATGTTGCACTAATAAACGCTAAGTCTTCTTCGTCGTGGTCTGCGCAAACGTCGCTATTGACTCCCGCCTGATCGATCCAAGAGTTGGCTACTGAGCAGTTTCCAGGCTCGTAGTCTGCGGTGCAAGTCGTTGTAGTTGTCGAACTCAACTGAACCCTAGAAATCTCTTCCGTTATTTCGTACTCCCACGATGACGCGACGTAATACTTACATTCCGACTGCGTATCGCCGCTGCAAAGAACCCGAACCTTGCCGACCGAAATGCTGATCGCTTTGAGTTTGTGCGATTGACGGAAAAATAATCTAGCCGCCGATTGAACCGATACCGTCCGGCTCTGGACCGGGATGCAATCGCAGTCAAATTCGCTGTCTTCGTCGTAGGTGCCAGCGGGCATCAGCGAGGTTTGCGATTGATACAAAACGGCCTTGAATGAGAACTCACCTTGCTGCTTCGCGTACAGAACGCACGTCTGCCCCTGGGCAGGCTCGCAAGGAAACTCGAATCGTGCTTTATAACAGCATGACTCTCGCACGAACTCCGCAACCGGATCCTCTTCGCTAGGTTCTTCTCCTTCGCAAGTAGTCGCGTTAGGTAGCTTAAGAGTTGCCGTTGTGTACGGCATCTCTTCAGGCTCTAGGCAACAATCGCAACAGCATCGACCGAACCCGCCCATTTAGCAAACCTCCACAGCTACCCATTTTGCGTCGACTGGGAATATCATAACAACCGCATTGGAACTCACTGCAACGCTTGTAGGATTCCACGCCGTATAAGTCACGCTACCGCTCGTCCAATTGCCTGAGGCCGGTTGCTTGGCTGTAACCGTGCCGCTTGAATTCGCCGGTATGCCGCCACTGCCAGCAACCGCCAATAGAGGCGTCTCACATGCGATTAGACGAACGCAATCGGTTTCAACGTCATCTTCGCCGATGTAGGTAAAGACGCTCCCCTTGCCTACAGTGTACGCATCTGGAAGCGGGCCGAATCTAGTGCCAGTTGTGTATGCTGAACCATCGCTGATCGCTCTGTAAATTGGCCCCCATTGAGCCGTTCCAAAGTCGTCGGCGTCCACCTCATTCGGCCCATTGAGAAGAAACGGCCCCATCACCGATTGACTGTAATCGAATGGCCTCGTCACCTGCAAGTAATTGCGACCGCCGATCTCTTCGGTGCCGATTATCTGAATGCAACCGTAGGCGGGAATCGCAGTAGTCCCTTTGTTGACGAAGGATATCGGGGTCGGCGTGATCGGTCTTTCGTCCGACGCTCGGCCCTTGGTGCCCTTCTCGAAAGCCTTGGTTGCTTCCCATACGCGTTCCGCTTGACGCGGGGTGAAGTAGCCTACCTCCATTGCTTAGCCCCTTGTGTCGCAAAGGAGCGACACTTTGTAGACCGCCGGAATGACCGCCGTGCCGGTTGCCGCATCGTTGCTGGCGATGGTTAAGCGGCATTCGATGAGCTGCCCTGGATCGACACCCGTTGCGTTGATTGTGAAGTCGTAGTTAGCCGCTGAGAGCGAATTCATGGAGGTTGATGGGCTTGTCACCAAGTCGCTTGACAGAGTGCCGTCTGACCCAACGTAGGCTTCTAGGTCAATGGTGCAACTGGTATCGGCAACGGTCGTTTCCATCTTCGCACGGATACGAATCTGGATCGTCTGACCGTCTTCGTAGTTGGCGGGAATTGGCACGCTGAAATAGATTCGACGCGTCACGCTTCCCGATGATTTAACGTCACCGGCGGTGATCCGAACTGGATTGGTTCCCCAAGTCCCAGTCACTAGCCCCAAATCATCGTTGGCTGCTGATGAAACGGGGTTCGATGCGACCGCGTCCCACACTCGAAACGAGTGAACGGGCACAACCGATTCGGCAAGTACCCGCTGTGCTATCTTTGCATACGCAATATCCGCATTGCCAGCAATCGTGTAGTTGGTGATTACCTCTGGCGGGAGGATAATTACTGTGTTTGGTATCGTCGTCATATTAGATCAGTCCTAATGCGTTGAAAGGAAGTGAATCGAACTTCTTAAACTCTAGCCAGTGGGCTGTTACTGGTTGCCCCGGCTCTTCGGTCTGGATCCTAAAGCCTTGAGCGTTGAGTAATACAGGCTTCGTCACCGGCTCTTTATTGCCGTCGACCGCTCGAACGATCCGCGTCCCAGCGTTGCCCGGCCCTGACAATTGTACACGCTCATAAAATCCTTCGTGTCGAACGCGGGAGTACCAAGCCCGCTCTGGAGTCGTGCGATACGGAAAGCGAAACTGAATCTGTGCCGTGATCTCCCAGTATGCCTGCTCCTTCGTGGTCACATTCGACGCTGAGAACTTGGTGATCCGTGCCGTGCCCGGCGGCCATCCTAGAAACAAGTCGGAGTTGACCGCTCGTCTGTATCTTGCTTGCACGTACGAATTAAAGATGAGCATGTTTCGCTTGATCGTTACGGTCTGATCTGGGATCGGCACCGTCACGCCGTCGATAGGCTCGCCGTTGACCGTTTGTATTGGATTGCCGTCCCAGTCCTCATCGATGGCTTCATCCGTTTCGACGTCATCCCAATCGATTCTAGGAGGTGCTAGAAGAGGGTTGTCTGTACCGCCATTAGTGAGGCTTGCAAGTTCGCCGTTGTAGTCGTACGTTACGATCCAGTAGATGGGAGAGACTCGCTGAGCGTTAACTCCGTCTCCGTAAACGTAAGGGTAAGCCGCTGAGTAGATCGAACCCGACGCGGGTAGCCTGTCGTCGTTGAAGATATCGTACTCGACCGCTTCTTTCTTCGTGACAACTTGAAACGCTCGTTGAAACTTCACCGTCAGTTTTCGGAACTTGTCAGTGAGCCTTTGGTCGTACGTTGGACGCGACCACATTTCAGTGACTTCCAAAACGTTTGGGCTTCGCATGGCTAGACTCCTGGGCTTTGGAATTCGATGATGGTTGTCGGTGGTTGCAACTTGTCCTTCAGTGCGGTGATCGCTTCGGTGACTTTGTCGAGCTTGCCCACCGTTGCGAGCGTGTTCGCTTCGATCTTCTTCTGCGAATCGTCAGCCTTGCCCCTCGTAAGCAGTCGGGATTCCTTCGCTGCTAGGTCAGGGGTGCTTATCGTCGCTTTCATTTCCTTCTTCTTGGCCGCTTCTGCAAATTGTGCTTTAGCCGCTGCAATTGCCAAGGCGGTATCCTTGTCAAGCCCTTGCTGTTGCAACCTGAATGCTTCAGCGGCTTGCTCGCCTTGCTCTAAAAGGATCTTCTGTTCTTCGAGTCGCTGCAATTCGCTCTTGCCTAAATCCGCGATTCGTTGCAGGCGGGATTTCTCTTCATCCTGGGCTTTCTTCTTCGCCGCGTCCGCGTCTTGCTCTGCCTTTAGCGTCTTCTCGGCAAACATGATCCGCTTGATGTCGGCATCACCTAGCCCTTGATCTTGCAACTGTGCCCGGCGTGCTTCCTCGGCACTCTTCGTTAGTGCGATGTATTGATAGTTAACGTTGCGAAGCGTCGATATGGTTGATTGATCGATCTGAGCTTTCTTCGCCGCTGCCGCGTCTTCTGCGGCTTGCTGCTCTTTAATCAATCGCACTTGCTGAGCATGGGCACTGTATTTTTCGCCGAGCTGGTTCTGTTGCTCACGAAGCGATTGGGCTACCTTCATGTAGCCGTCCGCCTGGTTTCTCAAGTCGGCAATAACCTCAGGCCCTTGCTTGCTCTTCGTTGCCTTTTCCGCTTGTTGGCTGTAATACTGAAACGATGCTACCGCGTCATCAACTTCTTTCCCGATGGACTTGAAGAGTTCAACCGCTGCTTGTTGCTGCTTGTCAGGATCGCGGATTAACGTCAGGTCTTCCATCTGATCGCCGACTTTAATCGACGCCATCTTGACCATATGAGCCGCAAAGTTGTCAGCCTCTTTTGCCGCGTCTTCCATCCGTCCCGCTAAGTCGTCGACTCCGAAGATAGCCTCGCCTATCGTCTTGCCGAGTTGAAACGCCATAACGCCAACTAGAGCCGCAATGCCTCCCTTAAAAGCCATCGCACCCGCGCCGCCTAGTTTCATCACTTCCGAGAATTGGCCGATCTTCTCGGTGATACCAGCAACACCTTGAGCCGCTGCCGCAAACTCAGTGCCGCCTAGTTGACCCGCTAAGACTCCGATGAACTCTGTCGACGCCTTAGCCTTCGAGCCGACTTCCTTAACGCCGCTAACCGCGTTCTCAATGTTCTTTGCTGCGTAGACCGCTTTTGCGCTCGCTTGGTCTTCGGCTTGGATCAGGATTTTTACGGCGTCACCGGCCATTATTCGCTCTCCGCTTTAATCCTGTTTTCTTCGTACTTCAAAATCCGCACCGCATCGACAAAGGAGGCTGATTGATCGAGGCTCCCACCCGCTACAGGCGGTAGCCCCTCGTTGAACAAATCAGCCATCGAAACAAACTGGCCGATACTATCACAGTATCGATTCGGGCATCCTTTCAAAATCCAACTTCCGTTCGTGCATTCTTCGCATCCTGTTCCGTTGCACGCCGGGCATTCAATCTCGATAGGCTCCGCGTCTGTTCCTTCGTCCTCGCACTTCTTGTCGCTGCATCGTCGGCAAAGTTCGCCTTGCCTAATCAATGCCGCGACTCTCAGTCTTTTTTTTCGTTGGTGTCCATTCGCTGATTGTACGCCACCTTGATAAGCAACTCTCTTGCCTCTCGGTACGTCAATAGGTTGTCGAGGTCGTCGACAACAAATGAACGCTCGACGTTTCTCCATCCGACAACAACCCGCTTTAATTCGCTGATTGTCGCGTCAAAGATTTCGTCGATTGAATGCTTCTCATCGAGTAGATCAACCGCATGAAGTATGCTGCGTTGCCCTCGCATCGATTGCGACAAGCAAACGAATACCGGCCGCGTCTCGATGGGCTTGCTCTGGTCGGCATCAAGGCATACTTCAAACGTCTGATCTGGCTCTAAGAAAATCGGCATTGGTGATCCTGATTAGGTTGCTGCTGTAAAGGTGATCGAGCATTCTTCGTCAACGTTTGAACCGTTGCGATTGGCTTGCCACTCGATTTCATCGACAACCAAGTTCTCCCGGTCTGCTTCTTGCAAACTGATGATCTGTGCTTTTGGTGCGGTGAATGTCATAACGCTGTTCGTCGGCCCGTCGAGTGACCACGTCAGCGAATGCTCGGACATATCCAAGAGTTTACCGTATCTGTCTTGAGTAGCAACCAACTTGGACTCAGGGTTGCCCGTGATCCTAACAACTCGATTGGTGATTAGACCGGCAAGGAAACCTGATACGTCCGAAGGGTCTTCGCGTAGGATGACGGTATTGCCGCTATCGAGCGTGATATTCTCCACGCCTAGAGCAACGCTATTCCAGGTCGTTGTCGAGGATGCGAAGCGAAGCGACTGAGCCGAAGGATAGGTCGGTGCGAGGATCGCGGTATCGGTCGGACTCGACCAAACGCCGGTAAACTCAAACTCGAAGAACGCCGACTTGCCAGTTGGGCAGTTAAGCTTGAAGGTGCCCGCGCAACCTCGCAGCAACTTCCGCATCCCGTCGATGTAGACGCCAATCGTTAGCGTCTTGACGTTACTACCTGGTGCTTCCGTTCGAGGCGTGAAGACTTGACCGCTCTTCACCCATCCGCAAGCGGGCAGAAACGTATCCGCCCAACTTGGCTCGGTCGCTGTTCCGTCCCAAGACGCGTCGTGCTTAAAAGTCACCTTGCCGCGATACCCGCCCGGCACGCTTGCACGCATTCCGAAGGCTGCTTGACCCTCTCGAGTCTCTAGTTCTGTCTCCGTTTGGATTGCGATGTCGTAGCAGTTAAACGCCGCATCCGATCCGGTCAGACTCATCGCTGTACCTGGAGTCGTTTCAATCGATGCTGCCAATACTCGCTTGCGTTTTAGTAACGTCATTTTGTTTCCTTTATTGGTTCAATGCCTTGAGTTTGATCTTACCTTGTGCCGCTAGTATGACGTCACGCAAACGGCGATTGACTTCTATTGGGAGTCGCTCCCGTGCTTTGTTTTCTGCAACCTTGCCTATACCGCCTCGGATGTAGTAATCTCCGGGCTTCTTGCCCTTGACTTGCCTCAGCGTACGTCGATTAGTCTCGTCGGCCGTGTATACATTACCTCGCCAGTTGCGAGCGATGAAGCCATCTAGTACGGTCGTCCATCCGCCGCCCATGTCAGGCTTGTAGACGACGCCGCTAGACTTGACCTTGCCTTTTCGCTTGCGAGTGTACGTCTTTGCTTCGTGATACTTCGCGGGGAATGGATAGCCTTCCCATAGTCCGATGGTTGCTTCGGCTCGCTTCGGTACTGCCTTGTTTTTTTGGCGTATCGTTTTCTTCAACGTTGCCGCTTTACTGATTGCTTTGCTGTTGCCTTTGTTCATCGATGACAACTTGAGGTTAATCATCTTGCCTACTACCTGAGCAACCTCGACGCGTACGCTCTTTGCTGTGCGATTAACCGCCGTTGCCAACACTCTCGGCAAGTGTACTTGGAAGTGCCCCAAGTTGGTTTTCATTTGCTTCAATGACTTCGCGTCGATGGATATTTTTATCACGCTCGTAGCTCCGTCATATCGTCTTCGGAAACTCGGTAGGTGATGTTCAATGGTATCTGCAACCCGTCCATCCCGCCGTCCGCCTGAATGTAGTTTACCGTTTGCCATTGGGCATCCGTTGCATAGCCTCCAAAGGTATGCCAAGTCGAGGAACCCGACGCGACCGCCTTGATGACGTCCGCATGAAACGCATTGAGCAGCGAGTCTATCGCGTCCGTGTTTCGCTCGTCCTGCATCACATGGCAATGAATCAAGAACTGCTGCTTGTATGCGTTCGACGGTGGTTCGCCTGGCCTGTCAAGTTCCGGCACTCTTTCCGGCTGCCCTTGCGTCAAAACTATCTGGTTGTTTCGCGGCGTGAAGTCTGCGAATCTAGCCGGTCTTTGCACTTCGCAAATTTCAGTTTGGTAGCCGTTGGCACCAATCATCGCATCAAGACGCGATTTCAGTTCGAGTGCTATTGATTCGACAACTGCTACCGGCATTCTAAAACTAGCATCCCTTCGTCGTGACTCAACAGTTTCAGGATCGACCTACGCTTCGGTGCTTCACCTACGCGATTCGGAAACGCCAATTCGTCCCCGCCTAAGTTTATTTCGTCGCTTGCAATTCCGCTCGACTGATCGTTGGCAACGTGTACCTCAAATAGAGGGTAAACAACGTTTCCATCCTCAGGCAAGACGCCGAGTGCTTCGCGTATCACAACCGCCTTGATCTCCCTGGATCGACCGTTCCTTTTGTAGTAAACAATCGATTCAGCGAAGTCGTCAGCGTTGCAAAATACGCTCTCGGCATCTTGCTTAATCAGGTCGTGAAGCGTCACTTACTAGGCTCGCTTGCAAGTGATCTTGACGTAGTCAACAACCACCGAATCCACGTTTGTATTCGCGGCCTTCTGGAGTTGGATGATCGGCTGCAACCCAGAGCTATAGCCGCTCATATCGAAGGTCGTGCCGGTTGCGACTCGGCGTCCGTCGATGTAAAACTTGACGTCCTGCTTTCCGCCAGTGAAGTCGATCACGAATTCCTTGTAGGTCGTGCCCAATGTCGTCCCGCTGGAAACGTCGTCGTTATCCCGCGTCCCGTCATCAGTCTCGACATAGACAAGGCTGGTGCTATTTGCACCTTCCATGCGGAACCATGCGTTAGCCGCTACGCTGTCGGCCGTATCGTTACGTGCCGAGCCAACACCGAAGCAGAGAATCGATCCGCTGGTGAAGGTAGCCGCACCGATCTTCACTCGCATCTCGACTCGCTGAACCAAGTCGATATCGAAATCCAAGGCGTCGCCGAAGTGTGGGGCTACGTTCTCGATCTCATTCGTTGCAGCCAGGGTAACGGTAAGTTCCGAAGTGCCCTTGGTGTAGACCGGCGCACCCGCTGAGGAAGTATCGTCGACTAGCCAAGGCGTTGCTGGATCCGCCGAGGTTGGAAGCGATGCAACCGCCCCGTTGAAGTCGTCGTAGAAAATCTGAAAGTCTCGAATGTCACTCATCATCAATTCCTTTGCTTTGCTTGTTCGTTGGTGAAAGGCCCCAACCCAATTGAGCCGGGGCCGTGTGTTAATCAGGTAGTCGCTTAGGTGCGATTACCGAAGATGCCGCGATGATCGATCACCGCACAACCGAAGGTCTGACGCACCTTGTAAAGGTAAACGTCTCGACTCATGTCCCAATCGTTCTCAAGTACCGGGGCTTCTTCGCCACTCAAGAACGAAAGCTCCATCGTGTCGACTTGGGAGTTGTCCGCAATTGCGTACCAGTTGGTGGTGCTGTTCGCATCGAGCAACGCAGTGGCAACGACCGACAAAGGCCGTACGCCATTGACGCCGTAGATGTTGACTACGCCTTCGTTGCCGTTGCTCTGTGCGTAGGATTGGCTGTTAACCAACTCCAACGCGTTCGATGCGTAGTTCTGTGGAACTAGCAACACTCTTGGCGAGAGGTTGAGGATCGACCCGTTAAGGCCAGTCTGCAAACTCATGAAGCGGAATGCTTCGTTAAGGGTCGTCACGCTCGGAGCCGCTGGAGTCGTGTTGGTAATGTTTCGTCCGCTTGGGTGCGAAGCAGAGAACAAGGCGAAACCATCCGGCATCGTTGGATTACTCAAGAACGTGTCGTAAACAACTCGCTCTTGAGTGCGTCGAGCCGCTTGCCCTTGCATCGAGGGGATGCGGGAGAGTGCATCGAGGTCGTCATTGATGACGGTTTCCCAAGTGACTGAGAATTCCGCACCGAACTTGTCAACCTTGTAGCTCTTCTTCTGATCGCTCAAGCCTTTCTCAGGGTAACTCTTGCCTTCAGGCACCATTTCCAGGTTTGGATACTCGGAGAGTTGAACGCGATTGATCGCTTTGAAGTCATCAACGCTAGCCGCTTGCCGAACCCATAGAGCCCAAGTGAACGGGGCCTCGTCGTAGGCCGCTCGGAGGGTCTTGTTAACCGCGTCTGAGAGGATGTTCTGGAATGATCCGGTCGTGTGATACGCATCGGATCGGCGAACCTTGAGACGATTAAACGTCCCGGCGTGACCCATCGCCATTCGTGCTACGTCGCCCTTGGTGTGCTTCAATGGGTCGATGCCCATTCGACGTACGCATTCTTCGGCAAGTCGGTACAGTCCGACATTGCGAAACTCAGCATCGCCTTGGGCAGTCGGTGCCTTGGTGCGTTGGATGTTCCCTTGGAAGCAACGTTGAACCAAGCCAGCCTTAGCGGCTTGTTCAAACTTATCGTGTTCCGATTCGGTGACGGTGACGCTGCTGCCAATTGGTTGATTAGCCATCTGTCGAATAATCCTTTGCTGAGCGTCTTCCAAGGAGCAACCGGAGTCAACCAACTCATCAGCAAAGGCACGCTCAACCTTCGCTAGTTTGGCCGCTGCGTAAATCGATTTCTTTCGCTCGTCGATTGCTTTCAGTTGTCGAGCAACTTCGCTTTCGACTTTGTCTTCCGCTCGAACAACCTCAGGCTCTTTAGGCATTTCGCCTTCCGCCCTGGTCGCTTCTTCCGATGGCTTCTCCATGCCTTCCATCAACTCGACTTCGAGTTCTGGTTTTGCCATGTGATCGGCCATCCACTTGATGATCTCGTTTGGATCGGTCATACCTTCGGGTAGACCAAGAGACGAGAGTTGAGCCATCAATTGCTCATCCATGCCTTCCTGCCTTTCTGCTTGGTCATAAGACCGTCTAACCGTGGAATTAGGATCTGCACCCGTTGCACAGATCGACGCGTTGTGAGGCTCCCAAGCGGTAACAATCTCCGCTGGCCCTTCAACTACAACGCCACGTTTCGTTGTGTATGCTTGCCCCTCAGGGATGTAGATGCGATTAAGGATTACCGCATCGATTGAGAAGTCGTTTAGATGCCCCTCTTGGTATCGAGTCGCTACGACTTGGCTTTCTGGATCCGATGCGAATGAAGGATCGCCGATCAACTCGCCATCCTGGATTTCGATGTTGCGAATCGATCCGAAGACATTGCGGACTGTCTTGTCGTTGTGTGAGTCGACAATAGGCAGTTGATTCTTTGAGTTGCGGAACTGGACGCCGTCCATCAGTAACACTTGGCGAACCATGCGACCGCGTTGTTCGTCGTAGATTTCAATCGGAGTCTCGGTTGCAATGACTGCTCGACCGTCTTTAGGTGCTGCGAATGCTCGCTGAATCTTTGGGACTGCTGCGATACGCTCGACTTTATCTGCTGCTTGCATTTGTCGTTGCACCTTTTCGCTCCAAGTTTTTCCAGCGTCTCCGCCCCATAACGCCCACGCAATCCGACCGGCTGAGGGAAAGCCCTTTTGGCTTGGCTTCCATCCTTCGCCTTGCTTGTCCACTTCGTGCCTTGCGAAGTAACTGACCATGCGTCCGATAGTATCTGGACTCATCGCCTTGCCGTTGCTCAAGTCCCTGGCCCTTGCAACACCAACCGGAGTCCCTCCGCGATTGTGTTCGCGTCTCCATTCGAGGCCCTGCTTGGCCTCTTCGCGTACGCCCTCAGGTGGAGTAAAGTCAATGTCGTCGTACTTCGCTCGTTCGATCTCTTCCGCTGCGTACAATGCCGCGACCTGATCGCCAGCCGCATCCTCTGAAGCATGGCAACCCATCAACTGGGCGGTATCGTCTTTAACGACACCCCACGGACGCGATATAGGGCAAGCCTCGGTTTGCTTCGTGCTATAGGGCATTAGCAACCTCGCTTACAACCTCTTGCGTCTGAGGCGATGGAGTAGACGACTGAGCCGCACTGATTGCCAGTTGCTGTTCTTGTGGCGTGAGCAATCCAAGCTTCTTCTTTAGGTCTTGCTCTTTTTTGCGTTGATAGAAGACCGCTCGCCATGATCGACCACGGGAACCGAGTTCCGTTTGGTAGTCGCTCATGAACGAATCGATTGCATCTTTTGCCGATGCCTGTTCGGTCTGCGGATCCACCCATTCCCATTCAGGGGTCTGCCACTCGACCGGGCTTGCTTTGCGTCGATCTGACAGCAAGTCGATCGGAGTTGGAAACCCTCGAACTCCGCTAATCGAAGCCGCATCGAAAAACGCGTCCCAAGTTGGTTGGAGCATGTGCCGAATCAAGTATTGCTGCCAACAACGGAACCGCCTTCGGTCTTCGAGCTGACTCGTACGGCTCGAACTGTAGGACGTCTGCGAATAGTCGCGGGCTACGGTCTCGTAAGACAATCCCGTGCCCACCGCAATCTGCCGAAGGATTAAAGCAATCCAAGGCTCCGCACCTGTTGCCGGTCGGCCTGGATTGATACCCTCGACGCTTTCGCCTGGAGCTAGCTCCATCACCATGCCCGGCTCGATGTATCGCTGCTTGTTACCCGCTGAATCTACTGGACTCCCGCCGTCTGGATCCGCTAGATCACCCAAAGGAGTTTCGGTTTTAATGGCGACCGTGAAGCATGACGCGACCGCAGATGCTTGCAGTTCGTTGTCGAGGTATGTGCCTAAATCACGGATCGCCGCAACGACTGGAGCAAACCACGAAACGCCCCGCGTCTGACCCACTCGCTCCCTGCGGAACAGGTGCATGATTTCCGACGCTGGAACTCGCTCAGGCTCTCGAGTGTAGGAGTATGGTTGCAATGGGTGATCGGGATAGATCCAATAAGCAACCGGCCTGCCTGTGTCGTCAACTTCAACTCCGCGAATGATCCGGTTTTCTCCGTTGGCCGTAAGCCTCGATGCGTAGTTATCTTTATCACCTGCTAGCCGGTCAGCCTCGATGATCTCCAACGCCAATGGCACTGGCCGATAAATGCCGCGATAGACCGGCCCTGGCGTGCGAATCTTACGAATCAAGACCTCTCCAGCCTCGACTACTTCGCGTTGTGCAATCGACTGGATTTCCTCAAGCGTGTACTGTCCATTGATGTCGCATACTTCGCACCATTCCGCCCACACGCTGTCGCGTCGGTCGTTGATCTCTTCGATGTCATCTCCGGCTGGAGTCTCGAAGACCGATTGCGCTTTAATCCCGCATCCAACAACGGATGAAACTATGGTGTCAACAACGCCCCATGCGTAGGCATTGTTGCGGACAAGCTCCCGTGACCACGCCCTAAGCCGATCCGCTCCGAATGGGCCGAGTAACTCGGTGTCCGCTGGTTGATTCTTTGGCGTGCGTCCGCTCGATACTCTCGAAGGCTCTGCACCTAGATAGGATCGAAGCACCTTTCGGGCTTGCATTCGTCGCAATGCTCGAAGCGGGCTTACTGCTTCAATCGCTTTGTCGATAAGTCGAGTAATCATCGGCGTGA